TATTGAATGCTGGTATAGAACTCCTGCGTCTATGAGAGTAGTTCGTGGAGGCCGTTTTGACGGACACTCCTACGATGATGCTAACGAGGACATGCTAGGCGAGATCGACGAAGAGTACGCATCAGTCTACGACGCAGTAGTCATGCAGATGCGTGTCTGTATTATGACCGACCATGCTCTGTTAATGAGCGAGGATTCACCATATGCACATAATGACTTCCCATTCACTCCCGTATGGGGCTATCGCCGTAGCCGTGATAATGCTCCCTATGGCATGGTACGTAACATTAGAGATCCTCAAGAGAACCTTAACAAACGAATGTCTAAGGCCTTACACATACTGTCTACAAACCAAATTGTTGCACATGAAGATGCAACGAGTGATTGGGATGAAATCAGGGAAGAGGCGGCTCGGCCCGATGGGATGTTACTCCTAGACGGGAGAAAAGACGCACTATTTGAGTTAAAGCAGGATAAACAGCTAGCCCAGCAGCATGTCAATCTCATGGAGATCGATGCGCAGATGATCCAGGATGTATCTGGGGTTACTGACGAGAACCTCGGCAAGCAGACCAACGCTATATCAGGACGGGCAGTTAACGCTAGGCAAGAGCAAGGCTCTGTCATTACAGTTGAGTTGTTCGACAACCTGCGCTATGCATTCCAGCTACAGGGTGAGAAGCAGCTATCACTGATTGAGCAGTTCTACTCGGAGGCTAAGGTTATCCGTATCGTTGGTGACAATGGGTCCCCTGACTTCGTAGAGCTTAACAAGCCCGAGATCAACCCTGAGACGGGCGAAGTGGAGATGCTGAATGACATCACGAGCACTAAGGGCGACTTCATCGTTGATGAGCAAGAGTACCGAGCTACGCAACGACGAGCTATGTTCGATATGTTTAGCGAGTTGTTCAAGTCCCTGGATCCAGATACTACCATGCAGCTTATGGATCTTATGTTTGAGTATTCAGACTTGCCGGGCAGGGAAGAAGTTGTGTCTCGGATTCGTAAGATAAACGGACAAACTGATCCAAATGCTCAGGACGATCCTGAGGAGATGGCCCGCATCGAGGCTCAGCAAGCTGAAGAGCAGAAGAAGAAGGAGCAGGAAGATAGACGTATTGAGCTCGAGCTATCTAAGATGGAAGCTGATGTTGGTAAGACTGCCGCAGAGACGGAGAAAGTCGGGGCTGACACGGTTAAAACTGGCGCTGATACTGAGAAAGTTAAAGCCGAAACAGTGTCTAAAAACGTGGAAGCCTTGTATCAGAGTACGCAGGTAGCGGCTCAGATCGTAGCCCTACCTGAGACTTCCATGGTGGCTGACACTGTGGCAGGCTCAGCAGGGTATACCGATAAGAACCTAGCTCCTGTGTTTCCTACTGTCCAAGGGGCTGCTAGCCAGCCTATTGGTGACAGGGAACGCAAGAAGATCGAGCGTAGCGCTGGGTTGGTAGATGACGTCGATGGGGATCCGATGACTAGCAATAAGAATATGGGCGGTACCTCCTCTGCAGGAAGTATGGACGGGATTAAGAAACCCGGCGCTCAATAATTTATAACAACGCGCAAGAGGGCGATATGAGTATACATGATGAAGTAGTAGCACAAGACGACGACCTAGAAACACTAGGTCTTACGGAAGAAGAGCTACAGGCTGTTAAAGGTGACGATGAAGAGGAGTCCACAGATGGAGAAGACACAGGGGGCGAACCTACAGGTGGTGATGCTGAGGATCCAGCTCCTGAAGCTGAGAGTCTGGAGACTTCGGATGATGGTGAGGTTGTTGAGGATACAGTGGACGAAGCTCCTAATGAGGATCCAGCTCCAGAGGCAGCAGGAGAGGTAGAGGCAACGTTTGCTCCGCATTTCCAAGCCGGTAGTACAGAAGGGCTAGCTGATCAGCTGGAAACTATGACTACGGAGTATGAGACTGCATCCGAGGCTTTAGCGGCTAAGTACGAAGAGGGCGAGACTAGCTTCTCAGCCTATCGTAAGGAAGACCGCGCACTGACTAAAACCTTTGATAATGCTAAGCAGGGTATTAGTGAGGCTATCTTAGAAGAGAAGATAGCGGCTAACCACTCTAAGCAGTCGGCTGAGCAGAAGTGGGAGATGGAGCAGAATATGTTCTATGTGGATAACGATGTGTATCGTGCCGACCCCATTATGCGCGGGGCGCTTGGCGCTCAGCTAGAGCAACTGTACGCTGATGAGAAGAACTTCGGGAAGAGCGGATTATGGTTCTTGCAGGAAGCGGGCCGTACGCTAGATGCTAAGTTTGGGCGCTCTTCCCCTAATGTCGATGCAGCCGAGACTAAGAAGGTTGTTGAGGCCATGAAGCTTAAGGCTGCTCAGGACAAGCAGCGTAAGAGGGGTAGCAAGGATCCTAAGATCCCTAAGTCCCTGTCTAACGTCCCTGCGGCCGATACCAATAGTGATGATGGGGAGTTCGCGTATATGGACAATCTATCCGGGCTAGCTTATGAGGGTGCCATCGCTAAGATGTCAGAGGATACCCGAGAAAGATTCATGGGGGATTAGATGCTGTATATAGATATAGGGGTAACAGACACTCTTATTATCGGGGATGTAACGGTTACTCTTACCCGTAAGTCGGGTAAGAAGGCTCAGTTAAGGATAGATGCCGACCCCGAGATCATAATAAAGCATAGATTAGCCGATATTAATGACAAAACATTATCACTGCGTAAACCTAAGTGATATACTATCGTCAGGGCTCTGGATAGCCCTGACAATTTGAAGTAAGCGCTAGAGTGCTACCGAAATAACTATTTAACTATAGAGGTATTACTCATGGCACAAACTGTCATCGGAATTAATGACCCAAAAGCGGTCAAAAAATGGAGTGGCGATCTAGCTGTAGACACAGCTCGTAAATCGTACTTCAATAAGAAGTTCATGGGCGTAGGTTCTAAATCATCTACACCAATCCAATTATTGTCACATCTTGAAAACGATGCTGGTGATAACATCTCGTACGACTTAAGCTTGCAGTTGAAAATGGCACCCATCGAGGGTGACAAAGTGCTGCGTGGTAATGAGGAAGATTTAGCGTTCTACACAGACCAAATCTTTATCGACCAAGCTCGTGCCGGTGTTAACACAGGCGGCAAGATGTCACGCAAGCGTACTCTTCACGATTTAAGAGCTGTAGCGAAAGCTAGACAGTCTGAATGGTGGGCGCGTATGTTCGACGAGCAATTCTTCATGTATCTATCAGGTACTCGAGGGTTGAACTCAGATTACTTGTTCCCATTAGGGTACCAAGGCCGAGCTCAGAATGCCTTCACAGCATCTGACGCAGAGCACGTCTTAAAGTCTAGCGCTGGCGCTGGCGGCAATGATGGTACTATCGCTGCTGACGACACTTTCGACTTAGCATTGTTAGATCGCGCTATCGCACGAGCTACTATGATGGGCGGCGGTACGCAGGGTACTCCTCAGATCCAGCCAATCATGGTTGATGGTGAAGAGCACTTCGTTGTGGTGATGAACCCATGGCAAGAATATGATTTACGTACGAGCGCTAGTACAGGCAACGAGTGGATCGATATTCAGAAAGCTGCTGCGGCTGCAGAGGGGCGTAAGAATCCTATCTTTAGAGGCTCCTTGGGCATGTACAACAACGTTGTACTACATACCCATAAGTCTATTATCTTAGATACGATCGACACAGTAGCTTCGGCTCGTGCGTTGTTCTTAGGTGAGCAGGCTGCTGTATGTGCTTTCGGATCTGCTGGTACAGGCATGCGCTTTGACTGGAACGAAGAAATGGAAGATCGTGGTAACCAAGTAGTTATCACGACTTCTAGTATCTTCGGCATCAAGAAGAGTGTATTTAACGGTAAAGACTTCGGTGTCATGCAGCTACAAACTGCTGCAGCTGATCCTTTATAAGGTTAACTTAACGCCCCCCTAACGAGGGGCTCTGCCTCAATTTTTAGGAGAATCTAAAATGGCACTAGTAACAACATTGGAAATGGATGGTACAAAGACTATCCCAGCACCAAATGAAATCGGTAAGATCTACGAACATGAGTTCGTGATCAACTGTGTAGCTAATAACTTAGGCATCGGTGATTTTGTACAGTTAGGCTATAAGCCTGCTGAAGCAGTTATCGTAGAGGCCGCTATTGGTGAAGATGCAGCTGTAGGCGTAGGCCTTACACAAGCAGCTTTAGGATATGCAGATGCGTTGGTAACAACAGCATTAGCATCTACTTTGGTAGCGATGGCGGTTCCAGACAACACAGCGGCTATGACGCAAGTGTTTGAGGACGCTGTAGCTGAAGCTCCTAAGTTCGATGAAGATACTAACTTGTTAGCATTGGAAATCGGTACAGAAGCTGAAGCCTTAGGCATTATCTTCGTTCGTATCCGTTATAGAGCAGCGTAACCCAGATGGACTTAGCCGCCCTTAAAACGGCGGCTCGTTTCCGTCTAGATGATCCTGGAGATGGGGATGAATTGTGGACCGATGGCGAGCTGACCGAATACACTAACGAGGCTATCATTCGTGCGCGCCTGAATCTAGACTCCACATCAGTGGACTGCTCCGTCGTAGACGTGATTGCAGGGCAAGCATCATACGAGATCCACCCAAGCGTATTCCTTATAGAACGAGCATACCTAGAGACGACCCAACGAGTCATATCTAAGGTAGGATTCGAAGACCTAGACGCACAGAGCGCTGTGTGGCCTACAGATGAAGATACCCCCGTATCTTATCTAACCGATTTAAACAACTTTGCTGAATTTGGCGCAGCCAGTCAGCAGCTTCAGCTATACCCAATCCCCCTAATCTCAGAGATCTTACGCTTAACAGTGTATAGGCTTCCTCTCGAGGACCTGGCTAGTGATGGGGATGAACCCGACTTACCAGTGCAGCACCGCCCCTTCCTACTAGACTGGATATGCCACCGCGCATATCAAAAACAAGACGCTGATACCTTAGATGCAAGCAAAGCCCTACACTTTGAGCAGGCTTTCGAGCTGCATTTCGGCATGCGTATAGATGCTAGGCGCCAGGAGTGGCGCAGAAAGCAGCGTAGTAAACGTGTTGTAGGGAGCTGGTTATGAGTGATAGACTACTAGATCAAGTCAAAAGACACGAAGGTTTCAGAAGCAAACCTTATAAATGCTCCATGGGTATACTTACTATAGGGTACGGACGTAACCTAGAGTCGAAGGGTGTGTCCCGTCAGGAAGCTCTAGACATGTTATATACCGACCTGGCTAAGGCCCGTAAAAGCGTTATGGACGCAATCCCCTGCGCCATGCACCTGGATGAGGTTCGCCTTGATACCCTTGTGAATATGGCCTTTAACTTAGGCATATTCGGACTACTCAAATTCAGACGCATGCTTGCAGCCTTAGACGCTGGTAACTATAAGAAGGCGTCGGACGAGATGATCGATAGCCAGTGGGCTCACCAAGTTGGGCCTAGAGCTGTTGAGCTAGCTATACAGATGGAGACCGGCCAGTATGTTCCTAACCCCCCTTAAAGTAGAATCCGTACGAGGTACGGATGAGCGTATCCTACTAACTTCCTTAATATGGAGGTCTGCGGCGGGCGATGACTACATTGTCCCCGAAGGATTCAAAACTAATTACGCATCTATCCCTCAGATCTTGCGGTCTATCATAGATAACGATGACCCTGTTCTAAAGGATGCTGCAGTTCTACATGACTACCTATACTCCCTCCCTAAGTTCACTAGGGAGGAAGCAGATAACATCTTACGAGAAGCTATGAAAGATCTAGGGGCTCCCTGGTGGAAGCGTCAGGTTGTGTATTACAGCGTACGTATAGCTGGTGCGAGCCATAAAACACTACCAACTTCAATATAAGGGGACAGGATGGATGATCAATGCAAGGAGAGGCTAACTAGATTAGAGGCCTTCCACGAGGATACACTTCGGTATCGCGACAAGCGGGAGTCCGAGGATGCACTACACCGCGTAGAGATAAGTGAGGGTATGAGGGGTATACGCGAGTCCGTAGGAGAGATCAGTGAGTCCATGGCTAGCCAGAAGAGTTTTATTGCAGGCATAACGTTCGTTATAGTCAGTGTTGCCTTCGTAGTAAACCTATTCGCAGATAAACTATTCGGTAACGGGTAATGGCTGCACCTGCGTATTCTAATGACCTCACAACTATAGCAACGGGCGACCTTAACTATGATGCGGGCACTTGGGATGAAAGTTCTAATATAGGGTGGGACTCCGCAGGGGTAATGGTCGATGATGAGAATCTATGGTACACAGACTATAAAGTAAATACAGGCGAGGCACTAAGCTCTTGCACGTCTGCACAATATACAAAAGATGGGAACCTCACTGGGAATAAGGGCCCAGGTACTATCATGTACACACATACCGGGGCTTTCTCGGTCCCCACAGATGGGGTGGTACTTATACATCATGTATGGGCGGCACCGCCCGCGCTAAACGCTTATGCTGGTAACTTTGGTACGGCGGAAGCGGGCATCACTGTACTAATAGGTGACAGTGTCGGGGTATTTGATGTACATGAGGTTTCGGGTAACGACAAGAGCCCTGCCCCAGAAGGTGGGTGGACGACCTATGTGGTTGATCCAACCTTAACACCTGCGGGATCAATAGGGTCTCCTACCACTACACAGATGGTTGGGGTCGGCGTAGCAGCAGTAAAACAAGCGAGGGGCAATCCTCAGGCTTGCCAAGCTGTTAGATATGGCCGTGGAGAGGTTGAGTACACCATTGGGGACGCCGCAACCCCTGCGACATTCGATGGCTACGCCGCTATAGATAACGCGGCGGCTGACCGTTTCAACCTTCTACAGATCATCCCTGGGGGATTCAAAGCTCGGGGGTTGATGAGCTTTGGTACAGCTGGTACAGCTGTATACTTTGAGGATGCTGATAAGTCTATTGCAATAGCAGACGACCCTAGAGTAAGCTCTACATTCAATAAGGGCGTGGTCACCAATGCTGGGTCCACACTCAAGTGGACTAACATAGCTATAGTCAATCTTAGCTCTATTGCGAAGTACACTTTTACAGTGGGTGATGCAGCTACGACGGTTCATACAGGGTGCTTGTTTACCGATGTAGGGGCATTTACCTATGGGGCTAATAGCACTCAGACCGGGTCTACTTATAGAAGACAGGAACCTGTAGTACAGGGCGGGTCCACGTTCA